ACTAATGGCTAAAGTAATGGTGTGTGATCCACCTTCTGGGTGGAAGTATGGATTTCCAAAGCCCATTCCTAAAGAAGTTGGTGAAGATATACGCCCTTGGTTGTTAAGTGAAGGTTATCCCCAGTTTGAGATCGATGCGTATGGTGAACACTTTTATGTTCGGTATTGGGAACAGGAGATTGATGAAGATACCAGTATAACAATTAGCTATGAGGGATCGTAATGACATTTAGTAAACAGGATGAAAATGGAACGCAAGTGCGTTTTGAAATTTGTGATGATTTGACTTTACCTGAAGTGCTAGAAGAGTTTCAGAACTTTCTTCGTGCTTGTGGTTACGTGATTGAATATAACAAAGTTCTTGATATAGTGGATATGGACGAATGAGTGAATATAATTTTTTAAGAGATGGTAAAAAGTTTATTTCACCAATTAATAAATTACAGCAATTAATGACTGTAACCGCAGAAGAATGTGGTGAGTTAACTCAAGCCTGTATGAAAGTTATGCGTAAGTATGATAACATAGAAGATTTGCGTAATAGCAAATTTTATGAAAATCTTATTGAAGAAGCTGGTGACGTTTTGTGTATGTTAGATCTTTTAGTTTGTAATGACATAATAAAAGAAAAAGATTTATTAGAAAGAGCTAATGTTAAAGAAATAAAACTCAGAAAATGGAGTACTATTTTTGAAGATTGAGATACCACATCCTGATGAAATTGACAGAGTAGGTACTCACATTATAATTCATTCGTGGGACACTTGGAATATGGATCATACTCTGTCATATATTATTGTTCCTATGCTTGAACAATTAAAAGCAACCAAGCATGGCTATCCTTCAAGCTTAACAGAAGAACGGTGGGATGAAATACTTGATGAAATGATTTGGGCGTTTACTTTTAAGCGCGACCGTTTTGATAGTTTAATGGAAGAAGATCCAAAAGCAACACAAGAACGCTTGTCAAATGCATTTATGCTATTTGGTAAATATTACGAAAACTTATGGGATTAAACAAATAAATATCTCTATTCACTATGGAGATATTTTATGTGGTATTATAATGAAAAAGAGTTCACAAGCGAAGACATTGGTGAATATATTGGATTTGTGTATCTTATCACAGATCAATCCAACGGAAAAAAATACGTTGGTAAAAAACTTTTCAAATCAAAAAGAAAACTTAAACCTCTTAAAGGTAAAACACGCCGCAGGATCAAAGTTGTTGAGTCTGATTGGAAAGCCTATTACGGTTCTTCCGAAGAAGTTAAACAAATGGTCGAGGAAAAAGGCGCTGACAACTTTCATAGAGAAATATTATACCTTTGTTACTCAAAGGGTGAACTTGGTTATCTTGAAGCCAAATATCAATTTGAACACGACGTCCTTCTACGAGACGACTATTATAACGGAATTATTCAATGCAAAATTCACAGAAGCCACATAAAAAGATTGACATTTCTCCTTGAATAGATTATTTTAAATAAAGATTAAGTTTATGGAGAATCGGTATGATCATTAAACGTAAAAGTGTAATTACAGGAATTGTTCGCTCAATGGACATACCTGTAAATCCTGATGACTATGCAGCATGGGAAAAAGGTTTAGGTGGCATTGAAGAACTAATGCCATATCTTAATAGTAAAGATTTCCAATTTATTCTTTCAGGTATTACTCCTGAGGAATGGGATGATGCGTTTTCTGAAGAAATACAAAATATTGTATCGGACACAATTTAATGATTATACTATTTAACGGACCTCCTCGTTCAGGTAAAGATTTTGCGGCTGATTATTTTAAAAAGAAAGGATTTAAACATCTTTCTTTTAAATATCAGCTGTATAAAGAAACGATTAAATATTTTGATGTTAATGAACAGTGGTTTATGACACGTTATAAAAACCGTGCTGAAAAAGAAACGCCTTCCGCATTGCTTGGTCATATGTCTTGCCGTGAAGCAATGATATATGTTTCAGAACAGGTGATTAAACCAAAAAAGGGATTAGACTTTTTTGGAAAACAAGTTGCAAACGAAATTGAAGATGATAAAGATTATTGTATCTCGGATGGCGGTTTTATTGACGAACTTATTCCAGTTATAAATAGAATTGGTTCCGATAATTTCGTTTTGGTACAACTTACTCGAGACGGGTGTGATTATTCTACAGACTCAAGACGTTATTTCGACGGAAACATTGTTCACCAATATGTAAATTCTCATAAAACTCATATTGAAAAAAAGTATGTCTTGCCTCGTAAATTTGATGTAAGAACATATAGAATTCACAACAATGGTTCGATCGGAGCTTTTCATAAATCATTAGAAGACATATATGAAAAGGAATATAATGAACGAGCACAAACAAAAAGGAAGGTCGAAGTCTAGAGTTTTTTGCGAAAATCCGTATGACTTAGAAACTTATTTTGAGTCTTTATCTATTGCATCAAATTACGATAAAGAACTTATATTTGTTGATAAGTTTATATCTTTATTAAGATTAGATCCACAAGCAGAAGTTGCAGACATCAGCTACAAAATATTGAAAGATTTAAAACTTATAAAATTGTAAAGTTGGAGACTATATTATGGAAACACATGATAAAGAACAGATCATTATTGATCTGAAAAATACGATTGCGAAAATTGTATTTACAAAAGTAAATGGAGAAAAGCGTATAATGTTCGCTACTCTTAACGAAAATTTGTTACCAGAACAAATGAATCTTGAAGAAGCTGCTCAAAAAAAGAAACCAAATCCTGACGTTTTAGCCGTCTATGACGTTAAAGCGCCCGGATGGCGTTCTTTCCGTTGGGATTCACTTGAGTCGTTTGAGGTCACAAAAAAATTATGAGTTGTGTATATAAAGGAAAAATATTCGATACAGAATTATCTAAAAACTCAAACGGTGGCACTGAAATGATGCGTCAACGCCTTGTTGAAAACGTTGACGAAGAATTACTACAAAATTATGCAATTCATTTATCAAGGCCAAGAGAAACGTATGATGATGTAAAGAATATTATGTACTGTCACGATCTTGCGTTAGATCCTGAAAATAATATTTTAAAAGACGGCGGATGGGAAAAGTTTGACCACTTCGTATTTGTATCATATTGGCAAAGAGATCAATATATTCTTATTTATGGTATACCTTATTCAAAATGCACTGTAATTCATAATGCAATTGAATTAGAATATGGCGGTGTAAAAAAGGCAACAGACGAAATACGTTTTATTTACCATACCACTCCCCACCGTGGCTTAGAACTTGTTTATCCGGTTTTTGATGCATTATCACAACAATTTGATAATATTCACCTTGATGTGTATTCTTCTTTTGAAATATACGGATGGAAAAATCGTGATGAAGCTTATAAGCAATTGTTTGAGAACCTTGAAAATCATCCACATATAACGTATCATGGTGCAAAGAGTAATGAAGAAGTATTAGAATGTTTAGAAAAAGCTCACATCTTTTTGTTTCCGTCTATTTGGCCTGAGACATCATGTATCGCAATGATTGAAGCTATTCGATCTGGTGTTCTTGTAATTCATCCAAGTTATGCAGCTCTGCCAGAAACTTCATCAGGTGCTACGGTTATGTATGATTATACGGAAGTTGCAAACGATCACGCAAACATGGTATATGCAATTGTAAAGAATTTGCTTGATGCACAAAAATTAGATCCAAACTTATTTAATACAATGATGAACAATGAACGGTGCACTTTACCTAGAAACAGTATAAATAGTTTTACAAACTCCTGGAATAATTTACTAAGGCGATTATCAAATGTCTAAGATTATAATGTTTCCTAAAACAAATCTTAGTATAGCTCCACAATCACAAGAAGAGCTTGCTGAAAAGTTAAAGGAATACAGAGTAAGCTTTTCTGAAGATGTTGCAGAGCAGCTATGGAATATGGTGCTTATTGAAATGGTAAGATCTGGTTGTAGATTTGATACTAATCCTGAAGAATATTACCCATCAATTATTCTTGTGCTTGAGGCTATTAAATCTTTACACCTTCATGCACATGGTATTGAACATCCTCTACAGGAGATGGCAAAAGAATTAATAGAAGAGGATGAAGATTTAGACGAAGAATTAGTTGACATTCCGGAAAATGTAGAATAAAATGGTTTTACAACTAACGTAAATAAAAGAGAAATATAATGGCTATTTTGATTGACTTTAATCAAGTGATGCTTGCATCACTGTTTGCAGGAATTGGAAATCATACGAATATTGATGTAGATGAAAACTTACTACGTCATATGTTTCTAAATTCAATTCGTGCAAACCGTAAAAAATTTAAAGAAGAATTTGGAGAGATTGTTATTTGCGCAGATGGCAAGAATACTTGGCGTCGTGAAGCATATCCTTATTATAAAGGTAATCGTAAAAAATCTCGTGATGAGTCCGAATTAGATTGGAATCATCTGTTTAACATCATTAGTAAAATTCGTACTGAACTTGATGAAGTATTTCCATATAAAGTAATACATATTGACCACTGTGAAGCAGACGATATTATTGGTACTGTAATACACAAATATGGCACAGAACTAAATATAGGATCTGAACAATTTCTAATATTATCTGGTGACAAAGATTTTATTCAGTTGCATCGTTATGCAAATGTTAAGCAATTTGATCCAGTTCGTAAAAAATGGATCAAAAATTCTGATCCTGATAAATATTTACACGAACATATTTTAAAAGGAGACGCTGGTGATGGCGTTCCAAATATTCTTTCAGATGATAACTGTCTTGCCATTGGTGAAAGACAAAAACCAATGACGCAAAAACGTATATTAGCATTTACTGAAGATCCGCTGTCCATGGACTCGCAAACTCAAATTCGTTATGACAGAAATAAGCTTATGATTGATCTTGAACTTGTTCCTCAGAAATATAAAGATCAGATTATTGAAGAATATGATACTGAGAAAGATATTGGGCGCGCTCATTTATTTAACTTTTTTGTTGAAAAAAGGTTAAAGAATTTACTTACTGATATACAGGATTTTTAAAATGAAATTATCTTTATCTGAAATAATTAATAAAGCTTGTGAATTAAAAACAAAACAAGAGAAAATTGAGTGGTTAAGAAAACATGATACTACTCCTCTTAGAACTGTTTTAAAATATACTTATGATAAAAATGTTGAGTTTTTAATTCCAAATACACCACCACCTTGGAAAAAGAATTCTTATATTGGTGTTGAAGGAATGTTATTTAAAGAAGCTCGACGCCTTAGAATATTTGTTAAAGGCGGTGGATATGACACATTAAATCAAATGAAAAGAGAAACGCTGTTTATACGTTTACTTGAAGACATTGATAATAATGATGCAGATTTACTTTGCAAAATGATTCAACAAAAACCATTAAAAGGTTTATCTCTCAAACAAGTTGAAGCTGCATTTCCAGATCTCATAGAAAAGGTAGAAGAAAAAGAAGATGGCCAAATCGTTTAAGAAATTTCGTGAATCTCATGAAGATGAATGGGGCAATCATAATGAAGAACGCCGTCGTAAAGACAAAAGAAAGAAAAGCATTCGCCAGCAAAGGCGAAATAAAGCTAAAGAAAAATTTATGACTTTTAGTGAAATGACTAAGAAAAACAATTGACATTTGTTCCCGAATCAGTTAATATATAATTATACAAACTGAAAAGGAAATCGTTATGAAAAAGTTGAACCAAACCGTTCTCAAAACAATACGCAACGCGGATAGTGCTACTCTTGACGCAATCATTGCTGAAATTAGAATGCGTCAGCGTACTATGCAACAAGAAATTGCTGTTTCTTTTAGAAAAGGTGATAAGGTTCGCTTTGATGCTAAAAATCGTGGAATTATCGAAGGCATCATAGAAAAAATTAATCAGAAAACAATTAAGGTAAAACAAACCAACGGAGCTAATGTTATTAGCACTACTTGGTCTGTTTCTCCTTCTCTTTTGAAAAAAGTGGCTTAATATGAAAATCAGTGATAAACTTATTCTTGTTGATTGCGACGGAGTGTTGTTAGAATGGCAATACTCCTTCTACAAATGGATGGCTGCTCGTGGTTATCATCCGGTAACATATACTGAATATGATATGGGTAAAACGTTTAATATGCCTCGTGATGAAGCAAAGAAAATGTGCGAATACTTTAACTGTTCTGCTGCTATTGGCTGGTTAACTCCATTCCGAGATGCGGTGAAATATGTTCGTAAACTTCATGAAGATCATGGATTTGTGTTTCACTGCATCACTTCTCTTTCAACTGATGTTTATGCTGGTAAACTTCGTAAGAAAAACCTTGAGGCTTTGTTTGGTAAAAAAGTTTTTGAGGAAGTTGTCTGTCTTGAATGCGGTGGCGATAAAGACGAAGCATTAAGACCATATGCAGACACTGATTGCTTATGGGTAGAAGATAAGCCTGAAAATGCTGTTGTTGGTGCTAATCTTGGCCTTAATTCGGTTCTTATTGAACACGATCATAATAAAGATTTTTCACATCCTTTTGTAACAAATGTGAAAAATTGGAGAGAAATTTATGAGATGATTGTATAAATAGATCTAATATTACAGGTCAAATATATTTATGATTGGCGGCCTGTGTGGTCGCCTAATTTTTTTAAAGGAGACTTATTTGCCTAATTATAGTTTTGAAGATACCAAAACAAA